CTGTAGTCGCGACCTCGTCGCCGCCACCGAACGCCAGGATAAGTCCCGACACCAGCGCCGCGACGGATACCCACCATTTACGGGACGTAAGCTTTCTCTTCCAGTCAATTTTCATGATTGTTACCCTCCAGTCTGTCTATTCTGTGATGTGCCTGCTTCGCAGAGGACTCCACCGCTGTGAGCCTGGTGACAAGGTCAAGATACTGCTGTTCCTGCTTGTCCAGCTTGTGCTTGATGTCGTCCATGCTTGCTTTGATGTACCCGATGTCGCTGCGGTATGAGCCGTCCTCGCGGTTGTCATCGCGCTTGTTCCGCGCGAATGCGGCAGCCCCGAAGATTATTCCCGAGATCGCAGCGATAACGCTGATTATCGTGATGATATTGTCTACTGTCATGTTGCGTCCTCCAGCATTTTCCTGACCTGCGCCCTCCAGCGCTCCGGGACATCTTCAAGGGTCATTTTGCACGCGACTATTGCGATTTCTGCAAGCTCGCAGAGAGCTGCGTTCACGTCATCAATGTCCTGCGCCTGCTTTTCCTGCGTGAGTTCCAGCTGCGACTTCTGCGCAAGTTTAATATGCACGACCTCCACGCCGTTAAGCGTGTCAAGAGTGAGCGCCATCGGGAGCGCGTAGTTTATGTGCACGCTGGATTTCGTGGTTTCCTCGTCGCTGTAATCAATAGTGATTTCCGAGGTCGCGTCTGCATTCTGCCAGAGCTTCTTTGCTTCGTCGAGGGTGATGTCCTCAGCTGAGAGAACTATGTCGAGAGTGTCGCGCTCCGCAGACTGATATGTGGTTTTCGCGCCGTAAATGGCTACTTCGTTGTAGCTGCTGCCGTTCTTGAATGTTACCATGTTTCTTCTCCTTTATGTCGATTTGCCGTTGTTTGCAAAAGCAATGCTGAATGTCTGCCTGATAGATGATGTTCCGAGGTTTTCCGTGATAGTACAGGTGATTTTAAGTTTGTGCTTACCGCCTGCGAGTACTACACTTGGCGACCGAATGTAGTGACTGCTGTAGAGCGATGTTTCTGCGCCACCAGACGATACTTCCGCAATGCCGCTTATCACATGTCCGGTGGTCTTATCTGACGCTGATGTCTGATTGTGCCACTCCGTGTAATTCGACGGAGTGATGGTCACAAGCGTGTTGTACTTTTCAGGCAGCGTGAATTCGACATACATCGCATACGTTCCGTCCGAAAGGTCGTGCGTGATAAGTGAGCATTTATATCCATTTTCGCTTGGGGTATAATCGCTTATCGCTCCGGCGGGCGACCAGGTGAGAGTTTCAGGCGGTTCCCACTTTTTGCCGAATATCGGTCGCAGTACCCCGCTGTCATTCGCGTGCAGCAGCGTTAATTCCCGCAGTACCCCGGCATTATTGGCTGTCAGTGTCGTGATTTCGTGGAGCACACCGCTGTTGTTAACTGTAAGGCTCATGCACAACCACCTCATTCATACTGTCCGTACCACGCTCCAGCGGGGCAGAGAGCCGTAGTTGCCGCGGGGGAACCGCTTGAAATATTCCTGAGCGCCGACCTGCCAGAAGACGACGGAGCAGTCACGGCAACATAGCCGCTTCCATCGGCATTGCTTCTTATGTCAAGCCTGTATCTCGCCTGGTCGGAAGCTTTGTTGTTCCGCGCGTCTATCGTCGTCACGCTGTCACCGTTCGTGCCTATCGCATTCGTGACTGATCCGGTAGCGAGAGCGGCGCCGTCCTTGCCTAAAAAGTAAAGTCCCCGGTTATCTGTTGACGCAGGATTTGTGCCTATATTCACGCCGTGCCTGATACGCCGGAGATACTCAGAAGCAGCCACGCCGTTTAAGGTCAGCGCGTCGCCGCCGTCTGCGAGGTTCTTCCACGACGTCCAGCGCTTGCCCTCTGCAAGACCGCTGTTGTAGCTTATCGCGAACATCGCATTAGTCGAGATATTCCCCACCACAAGCTGTCTGTGCGTGCTTGAAGCATGGACATATCCGAACCAGTAGAAGTTATCAGCGGGCATATCAGTCACGGTGTTCTGAATAAACACGAAGCCGCTTTTTGCAGACACAAGCAGGTCTTTCACGCTTCCGGAAGCCCATCCGGAAAGGTTCTGCAGGAATTCGCTTGCGTGCTTGCCGTCTACTGTGTCGGCGTTTCCTCCATCCGCAGGAAGCTTGGTCGGGATATCGGATTTGTCTGCCTTGCCCTCCAGCTGTTCGTCCACATAGGATTTATCCGCTTTCCCCTCGGTAGCGGTCTGCAGCTGCGCGACTGCTTCGTCCACCTTATCTGCGTTATTATTGAAATCTTCCACGTTGTAGAAGTCGGAAGCGTCCGGTTTCTTTAAGTGGAGCATTGTTGTTTCAGTCATGTTGTGAGCACCTCGTTTCTCATTCTGTCATGCGTGAATGCCGCCAGTTCCCCGTGCGTGTACCCGGTGAAATCCATATGCCGGTTATATTTCAGCGTGATCATAGAAGCAATGTTCGCGGGAAGCACCCTTGCGAGCAGCTTCTGAACTTCGCTGAACTGCTCCTTTGCAGTAAGCGCAAGCTTTACGGATATGGTGTAATTTCCGGGGTCGAGTTCCGCAGAATACCCATCAGCACCGCACAGCGCGGAAAGCAGCACATGCAGCCCGCGCATTGTGTACGGTGTGTCCTGGTTTATCGCTGCGAGTATACGGAAGCGCCTGTCGTCCAGCGTGTCCGTCGCTTTCGGGGTGAGCTTCAGCATGCGCTCCCAGCGGGAACAGCCGTTTTCACTGAGAGTACGGACGAAATTATCGTTGACGACTTCAGCAAGGGCGTCTTTAAGCGCTTCAAGCTCATTGTCGCCTGCGCTGCATATCCCGCGGAATTCATATATATCCCGGAGAATATCCGGCAGATGGTCAAGCAGTTTCACTGATATTCCCCCTTACCGGTATCTCGTCAGCGCTGAGCACCAGATTAGCCGCAGAGCCGTTCAGCGAAGTCCCGGAGATATCGACGACGCCGGGGCAGCCGAGAATTGCCTGCTCGATACGGCTCACGCGGACTATCACAGCAGAACTGTCAGCCCAGCCCCTGCGCAGCGACTGCAGCACCTCATCCACAGCTGCTTCTATCCCGTTCTTCGCGGCTGCGTAATTCCAGCCGTCCTCCCAGGTTATCTGCGCGGAAATATCTACCCCGACCGCCTGAGCGCCTGTAACCGTGACCACATGCCCGATGGGCGCAATGCCTATCCCATGACCGTCCTGCGTGGGGTCAATCTCGGACTGCACCCTTGCTATGAGCTCCGCGGCAGGGGCGCTCCAGTCGCTCGCGATTATGACCAGCTTCACGGTACCACCACCGTTCCAGACCGGGTAGACTTTCACGCCGCCTACGCCGTCAAGCGAGTTCACTTTCTGCTTGTAATCCGTGATATTCCCGCCGAAAGCCTGCTCGTTCAGGCTGTTGAGGTACCGCGTGCGGAATTCCTCCGTGCCCTCCTCGTCCTCTCCGGGAATGAGCAGCGCGGTTATCTTCGCGGTTTCAAGCCCCTCGACGAAATCAATGGGGAGCGCCTGCCCGAAATGCCTGTTCCCTTCTTCTCCGGCTGTCTCGCAGGTCACCGTGTTTTCTTCGGTGACTGCGTAATTCAGACCTTCCAGCGAGAAGCGCGTCCCTACCGGAACATCTACATTGAATTCAGCGGAAAGCACCGCGCATGTCGCGGGCTTCGGGGACATTCCGCGTTCTGCGGCACGGCGTTTCAGGAACTCCCTGCTTGCTGTGTCCGCGAAGCATTCGTCGCGGTACTGCTCCAGTTCTGCGTACATCTTCGCGAGTTCCACTGCGCAGGGAGCCAGCGCGTCGTAGATGATACTGCCCTCGCGCTTGTCCACGTCTGACGGGACGTTTTCGAGCATGCGCTCAAGTATTTCTTCAAAAGTCATGCACTCACCTCTGTCTGTTCTTTCAGGTCCCCGAAAATCGTGCGGACGGTGAACGAAACGCTCAGCGTATTCCTGCCGGCCCGCGTGAATTCGAAGCTGTCCACACCGGTTATGCGCTCGTCGTGGCTCAGCGCTTCGGTGATGAACCGCTTCACCTCGCTCATCGCAAGCTGGAAGTCCTCTCCGAGCGTGCTGCGGACTTCGTTCCCATAGTCCCAGGAATATATCTCATACCGGAAGCGCTCCGTGCTGAGTATCAGCAAGATCGCCTGCTTCATCGCAGAAAGCCCGTCCGCGCTCCCCGAAATTCTGTTTTCCGCGATATCTATGCGGTATGTGCGGGAGGTCTGTTCCTGCACGGTCTCGCTGTCGAATTCCACTGCGTATGGCGTCATTCTATCACCCCCAGGACAAGGTACCGCTGCCCTCCGCGTTCCCGCAGGAGCGCAAGCTTGTCGCCGGCTTTCAGCCCGTAGTATTCCTGCTTTTCCTTTTCGGTGGTGTATTCAACGCTGCCTATCTTCACGCGGTGGGTGTGCGTGTTGAATTCCCCCGCGGACTGCCGCTTAAGCAGGACCAGCTGCGCAGCGCCTATCACAAAGCGGTTGTCCACCTGGACCTGCAGTGGTTCTGCGGATATCACCGTGCCGAAGAGAAACGTGCAGGGCGCCGAAGCATTATCAGCGCCCTGGATTATCTGTTGTATCTGGCTTACCATTTCACACCGCCTTCAGCTTTATTTTCATCGTGCCGCCGGTGAGGTCGTGCTCCGCTTCCTCGATGAGGAAATACTGGTTCACGCCCAGCGACTTCATCTGCACGAATATCATTTTCCCCGCGCGCACCCGCAGGTCGGAAATGCCGTCCACGCTGAATGTGCGCTCAGGTCTGTTGTGGAGCTCCAGCAGCTGCTCTCCGTGCTGCGTTATCTGCGCGGCGTTCATGTCCTTGTCTACCTTTTCAAAGTACTGCAGCAGCCCCCACCGGGCTATGTTCGCGCTGTCCTTGAATAGGTAAAGATCGCGCTTGCCGGTATCCTTATTGTCCCGGACGAGTTTCACCTGGTCGCAGGTCTCACCGTCGATGCTGCTTTCGTAGCTGTAATCCGTTGCAAGGCTGCCGTCGCCGAGCATTATGTCGAGCTTCCCGTCGGAGACTTCAGAAACGCTCAGCGCTCCGAAGTCGTCCCAGAGGTAGAACATGCGCCCTGTGTTCACCAGGGTGTAGTCCAGCGCTTTCAGCATGATGTCGAAAAGCTCGCTGCCGTCCTCGGTCATAGAGGGAATAACGTACCCGGTATCCGGAATGCTCCCTGTTTTCAGCTTGAAATCCTCGCATATCTCGCGTATTATCGCGGAAGCCTTCTTGTTCGTGAACACATATGTATTCTTGTTCTTGAGATACCGCAGCTGGTCGTATGCGGTGATGTCCGTCATTCCGTCGGCAGCGGTGGATATCCTGAACACATACCCGTAGAAGATACCGCGCCCCCCGGATTTCACACGTATAACGCCGCCGTGTTCCCATTTTACAGCCGAGGGAAGCGCCGTGAACGTGAAGCTCCCCGCAGTGCCGCGCCGGATTGTTTTCCACTTCGCGGTGGACACTATCGACGTGATGTCGTGTATCGTGCCGTCTGAGGTGTTCTGATAGAGTACTTCTGTCATAGCTTCTCCTTTGGCGGCAGGGTGAGCACTTCGCCGACGTATATCGTGTATTTCGGCACCGGCTTGCCCGCGCTGACCCCACCGTACTCCAGATTGCGCCAGCTTACCGGCTGAAACGACGGCGCGGAAACGGTCCTGCCTGCGTTCGCCTTGTCGATGGCTGATTTGTTAGCCTGGTACAGATTGTCGTAAAGGCTTCCGTCGCCGTAATTCTTCTGGCATATGCTCCACAGGCTGTCGCCGGATCTCACGGTGTACTGCACCGCTTTATCCGCGGGAGCGGCTTTCGGCTGTCCGGAGCGCTTCTTGCTGCCCGTGACGGCCTTGTTCTGCCTTATCGTGACCTTACGCGGGGAGTAGTCCACCCACTCTTTCAGCGTGAGTTTGTATTCTATATCCCCGACCGCGCCGTAACTCTCGGAATACTCGAAACTCTCGACGGACATCTGCGTGTTGATGTCGAGATCCTGACCGAGAAGAATGAAGCGCAGCGGCTTGCGGCTCTCCATCATTCCCCGAAGCTTCCGGGCGTACCAGAGCGGCTCATGTATCTTCTGCCGCACGCTGACCGCAGGTATCCGCTCTGCCGGGAAAAGGCTGCTGAACGATATCTGGCGCAGCTTCGCGCCCTTGAGGATATTCACGCTGCCGAGCTCCAGCACTGTTTTTTCGGAGCTGTCCAGAGCGCGCTTGACTGATATTTTATCCGGCAGCACCGGAAGTTCCATAGTCATGTCGCTGAGATACAGCACTATTCTGTAGTTATCCATAGGCCCCCTCCGCGCTCGCTGCTATCTCGTTCGTCAGACGGTTCTCTATCTCGTCCACGACGGTATTTACGTCTACCTTTTCGTTGATGGTGTTCCCGCTGACCTGAACAGTCGGCGTGAGCGTCACGAAATTCTGGACGTACCGCGCTTCCGCGACGTCGCGCATCAGCTGCAGGTCCTCGTCCGCGATGTTCACGTCGTTGTCTACGCTGGTGTGTATCGGGTCGTCTGCGGTGCCGGTGGGGCTTCCGGTTCCAAAATCGGCAGAACTATCAAACAAATCGCCGTTTCCAAACATACTGTCGCCTATTGTATAGCCGGTATCAAAAGCTTGATTATAATCTATATAATCAAGCGACCACTGCTTTTCGTCCACGGTCAAGTCTATTGTTCCCTTACCGAATTGCTGTTCCACCGCGGAGTTCATCTGGTCTCTGAAACCCTGTATTCCGCTGCTCCAGTCCTGCCCGAACAAACCACCTATCGCACCAGCAACCGATTCGATAACAGATAATATTGTATCAAACAGCCCTACGAACAGTCTCACTATCGATCCAATAGGGTCAGTAAAAACGTTCACAAGAAAGTTTGCGAATTTAGCAAAGCAGTTCCACAGATTGAGCAGACTTTCCACCACAAAGTTATAAATCATGATAACTGCGTTGCCGCAAGCTGCCAGAATAACCATGAAGGTTCCTCCGATCATTCCGGAAAAGCTAAGCGAAAGCCCATATGCCTGATTTACATAGTTGGTAAAAGCCATTACAGCAGCCACAAGAGCCATCACAGCAACCGCGACCCAAAGGGCAGGGCAAAGCGCCATAGAAACATTGTAACCGTCCTGCGCCCACTTTGCGGCTGCTGTGCATATTTTATTTGCAACCAGAGCGAGGTTATATATTGCGATCGCCGCTGCTATAGCCAACACCACAGGGGCAAGAGCGGACCAGTTGTTGTAAAGGTAGGACCCGATTTCAGCCAGACTGTTCATAACGTTGAGTGCCGCTCCTGAAATCAGAACTACCGAGTCAAGCAACACCTGAGTCATCGTCTGAAATTTTTCGCTGTTGACCAGTTCGTTTATTTGCTGGAGGACGGGCTGAAAAGCGCTGAGCGCCTGGTTTTTGAATGATGTCCACCCCTGTGCCATTGTCTGCGGCATAGAATTGAATTTCGCATTAGTTTCATCGGCAGCTGCGAATATAGCATTTTTTACAATGTCCGCAGTGATCTTACCGTCTGCCGCCATATCTTTCAGCTTACCTTTAGGGACATCCAGATAATCCGCTATCGACTGAATGATATTTGGCGCTTGTTCAAGGATTGAGTTGTATTCTTCACCTCTGAGAACGCCGGAACCCATGGCCTGCGTAAGCTGAAGCATTGCAGCTTCAATTCCTGCCGTTTCTGTCCCGGCAATGGTGAACTGCTTGTTTATCTGCTCCATGAACGCAACTATTTCTCCGGAACTGTCAAAGGCGTCGCCCGCCATAAGTCCCAGTTTTGAAACCGCGTCAGCTGTCGTCTGATAACTGCCGCGAGACCTCTGCGCCGACTGGAATATCTGCTGTGACAGCTGAGCGGTAGTCTGCAAGCCGTCATTCATTAAATCAAGTCTTGCGGTAGTGGAGGTCAGGGTGTCAGACAGGTCAAACACTTTTTTGACAGCGGTGATACCTCCGAATGCCGCTGCGGCACGTTTCAGAACAGACGTCAGGCTTCCTGCCTGGTCTGTGCTACGCTGCATTAGCTGCCCCATATTTTCTATGTTATCGCTCATGCGGCTCAGCTGCGAATTGTTTTCCTGCGTAAGGCTCACAAGCCTGCCCATATACTCAGCCATTTCACTGAGCGCGCCATTCGCCATGGCCCACTGCGCCGATGGGTCAAAACTATCGGTCGCGGTATCGAGAGCACTAAAGCGGTTTAACAGCGTATTAGCAGCATTCGCCTGCCTGTTTAGCACAGCCGTCATATTGTCGTGCAGAGTTATTGTTGAAGCTATAGTTGCCGTGTTATCACCTCCGGCATAAGAAAAGCCGCTCTGTTTCCAGAACGGCTTTTTATTATTGATTATCCTTTATGTATTGGAGCAGCTCGGCGGTATCTTCAACATCTGCCATAGCCTGATGCGGATTTGTAAGTTTCACGACCCACCGGAGCCGCTGCATGTTCACCAGCTTGATCTCCAGCGAAAGATAAGAAATCTGAGTGCTGGTCGTTCTTCTGGAACCATATGTGGCAGTGCCCGCAAAACTGCTTCTGTTGCTATTGTAAGTTGAAGTGCTGGAACGGTCCTTGATTATCTCAAATGATTTGAGGTCGCTGAAATGATAGATCGTTCTGACAGGCGTAAATCTGGGCTGCCACAACTTGTTCACATCGTCGACCCACACGCCCTTTGTTCTTACGGAAGGAGTAAATACGGTTTTCTTCCCAGTTGCCTTATCGACCATTCCGGTATCGGCTTCTGATTGTTTCAGCCGAACAATATTAAATACTATAAGACCGATAAAAGCAGCGAGAACGATTGCCTGCCCCACAGCGGCGCCATTCTGGTGCAAAGAAGAAAGGTTTATATACAACGCCACAAGATCGCAGAAAGCAAAAAAACCAAAGGCTATTGCGCTATTTCTGTATTTCATATTGACCCTCCATAACAGAACATTTTATATATTCTATCACAAATTATGCCAAATGTCAATAACAAAACCGACGCAGTTTATTTCTTTTTTGCCCTATCCCGTTCCCGCTTCTCAGCCTTGACCTGCAAATCGATACTCGCGAACAGGAACGCCCGCTCCCGGGTGGGAAGCTCCAGCAGTTCCCCCGGGAGGATATGCAGCTTGTGGAGCGCATAGTGCGCGTAGTTGCTTTCGGCGTCCCCGTCCTCGATCAGTTTTTTGCTTCGTCTACGAGCTCCTGCATATCGGTGTCGAAGCTGTTGATGTCGTTGACTGCCTGCAGCAGCGCCGCGTACTGACCCGGTGTGAGCAGCTTCTCAACGAGAGCTTCCGCGCCGACGACGCCGTAAGCCTCCTGGAGCGCCGCGTCCTTGAAGCAGGGGTCGACCGTGCACGCGACCACCAGCTTCGTGAGGTACGCCTGGCTGTCGGTCTGTACCTCCTTCTGGTGTGTCTTTTTGTTATACTCTGTTGTCTGGCAGGACTTACGTATTACCTTGTTTTCCGCTTCCGTGATGGTCTTTACGACGAACGGGAACGGAAACGGCTTGATATCCACCTCGGTGGTGACTGCGTTCTCTACCTTGTTTGCGGTGAGGAATTCCTGTAACTTACCCATGTTGACCTCCGTTAATTGAACTTGTTGATGTATTCGTAATCCTCGAAAGTGAAGCCGATCTCGTCCTCCAGCGGGTCGTCGGTGTCGCCGTCGAGCTTCGCGAGGGTAATGCCGTCGGGGCAGCAGTCCCGCAGGAGAACGGTCTGCTTTCCCACACTGGAAGCGGGATCGTCGTTCTCGACAACCAGGTCGAAATACAGCGACCTGCCGGTGTCCTTGTAGTCCCCGACCATCGAGGAAAACAGCGGGGAACCGTAATAGATCTTCATCGTGCCGCTGCCTTTCATTCCGGTGATCTTCGAGCCCTCCATGCGCCTGCCGATACACTTGACCGCGCCCTTTTTCAGCTCTATCTTGGCTTCAATGCTCTTAGCGGAAAAAAGCTCCTCGTTCCTGCCGTCTATGCGGACGTACGCGGTGCCTTCCTTGCCGCTGATGGTGTCGTAGCTTTTAAGCTGCTTGCTCATGCGTGCCTCCTTAGTTTACCTGTACAGTCATGTACAGCTTTTCCATGCTGCCGTTGGGCTTGAGGGACATCTCGACCCTTACGTCACGCTTGCCGTTGCCCTGGACTACCGTGATATCGTCCGGGGAGAAGTCTGAAACAGCGTCAAGCTCCTCGTACTGCCTGCCCAGCGCGACTATATCCGACTTGAAAAGCGCCCTGCCGGTATCGCTGTTGGTTATGCGCCCGAGATAGCTTTTCGCGAACAGAGCGGCGACGTCGTTAGCCCAGCCGTCTATCGTGCGGATATAGCGGTTCTCGGCAAAATCGCTGTTCTTTACCGCGGTGTAAGTCACCAGCGTGTTGATATCCGAAAGCACCCTCGCAACTCCGCCATCATCATAGAACGCGAATTCGCCGGCCCTGAGCGCCTTTTCATAGTCGCCCTTGCTGTACTTCACGTCCACGCCGACCGCGCCGTCGTATGCGGTGTTGGTGAGGCTCTCGTTGACCTCCGCAGCCGCGGAAGCGCCAGTGACCCAGCATACGGCGCCGTACTTGTCGAGCGTAGCTCCATTCTCCAGGATAACACCGTTCTTGACCGAAATTATACCCTCGTAGTCCCCGGCGTAGTCGCCCAGCACGCAGACTATCTTCCTGCCCTCGTCGTCGCGCAGGCGCTTCGTGAATGCAGCGTACAGCGCCTTGGTGTCGCTGTCGGAACTGGTGCAGCCGATAACGCTGAATGTTTCCTTTTCCGCAGCAGCGAGGAAGTCCGTCACGCTCTTGCCGCTGACCGTGCCGTTCGTGCCGCCCGTAAGCTTCACCGCAGCCGCTGCAGAAACGCTCTCCCCGCTGAATGCAACGTAGCTGTTCGCGGAAAGCCCCTCTACCGCGCTGACTGTCTGGCGGTCGTATTCCACCCCGTCAAGGTAAGTCACGACGTCAAAGGTGCTGTCGGTGTTCGCGTAAACCGCAACGCTTATGTCGTTGCCCCTTGTTCCCGCGCAGACTGCTGTAGCAGTAATACCCCCGACCGTGCCGGAAGCCTTTTCGCCTCCGTTGTCCGCGCGCCAGAGAAGCAGCTTCTTCGCGCGCTTCATGCATTCCGTCACGGAACGCAGCGCCGCTTCCGTCGGCTCGTATCCCAGGAGCTGCGCCGCTTTTGCGGTGTACTCACCGCTCTCTATCACGATGAATTCGCCCTCTTTGCCCCAGCTGAGCGGGAGTGCCAGCGCCGCGGTGCCCCTCTCGCCCAGGGTGACGTTGTTCCCGGCGCTCACGAAATTGATGTAAGCGCCCGGGAGCGTCTTGTTCATCGCTGTGAATGTTCCTCCGCCAAGTGCCATTTATCTGACCTCTCTTTCATAGTACTTCTGAACCGCCCTTGTTGCTTCATCGACGGTGTATTCCCTGTCTTTCAGCACGGCGCGGGCGACGTCCTGCGGGAACATTCCGCTCCTGATGAGCTGCTCCCTGCAGAAGCGCTGCGGCTGTGCCTTTTCAGTTTTGTCCATAGCTTTCCTCCAGTGTTTCCATCGGGTCGCCCGGGGTGTATTCCAGGAAATCCGAGCTTACCGTGAACATATAGTGATACTGCATATCCGTCCGGACTGCGTTCCTCTCCACCGTGTGGAATATCTGCCCCTCGCCGGAAAGCGTGCGCAGCGTGTTTTCCATCAGCTCCGTCCAGTCCGCGAAAACAAGCGCGTCCCGGGGCTTGCTGAAATACACCACGTCAAAGGAAACGCTGCGTTTTCTGCGGGGAGTTATCCCGTCGCCGCCTGATATCTCGGTAATGACGAGCAGGAAATTTCCCTCAGCGCCAGCCGGGATATCATCGACATACATCACGCTTCCCGGGAATGCAGCATTTAGTTTGCGCCCGATATCCCGGGCAATGTCCGATATCTTCATTTGTTTTCGTATATTCTCCGTAAGCGCTTGATTATGCGGCTCTCCTGGGTGCGCAGGACGCCGTGCACGGCTCTTGCAAGGATATATCTTCCCCGGACGTAATGCCCGGCCGTCATTGCTCTTCTGCGCCTGTTCCGAAGCGTTGCGGGGATACCCCTGCCTACGCCGGTGAGGTGCCCGAATTCAACATAACTGGCATAGTCCGCGTTGTTCGCGACCACCACCGAAGCTACCCCATCGGCGACTGTCGCAGGCTGAGCGTGGAAGCTGTTGCGGAGATTTCCGGTGTCGATTATCTTCTCGTTCTTGCAGATGAATTTCGCGCGGGTGACAACGCTCTGCCCCTCTTTCTGGACGATATCCCGACGGACCGCGTTCATGTCCGCGCCTGCTTTCTGCAGCTGACGTACAAGCATTGCAAGCTGCCTTGTGTCTGCGCTCATGCGTGCTCCTTTCTGGTGAGGGTGACTTCCTGGTGCGTGGCGTAAAGCAGCGGAATTCCCACCGCTTCCAGCGTTTCAGTCCTGCCGTAAAGTGTGACCGTCACCGCGTCCCCGGCTCTGATGTCCGTTTCCGGCGCGATGAAAAGCACCCGGCTGTCCGCAACGATATTCGCCATATCCTGTCCGGAGCTGTCGCCCCCGCGGGAAAGACCGCACCGTACTCCGTCCGCGATAACGGCGCTGACCGTCTGCGCTATTCCGTCCCCGGGCTTCACGGACGGCCTTGAAATGCTGCACACCGCGTCGTAGGTGCTTTCTATCGCAGCGCGTTCCGCTGTAACATTCCCGAACATGCTACCACCTCAGCTTCCGGAACGGGTCGAGCATTGCCCGGTACCCGAAAAAGCCGTTCCCGGAAAGGTCCACAGCGGTTTTCTCCGCGCCGAAATTCGTCTGAACGTCGCCGCGCTTCACTGCCGTGACTGTCTGGGCGCTTCCGTCGAAGCCGCCTGCTCTCCAGTACGCCCGGGAAATGAGGACTGCCGCAGTTTCAAGCTCCTGCGGCAGTTCGTCGTGGTTGATGTAGTTGAGTATCTGCTGCACTGCCGCTTCAACGACGAATTCCAGCAGCGCTTCATCGGCGCCCGGCAAAAGCGCTTTAAGCCTTGTCAGTACGCTTTCCATCTGCAGCCGCCTTTCCCTTTGCAGGCTTCTCGTCAGCGGTGCTCTCTGCGGGTGCTTCCGGTTCTGCCGGAGCTTCCGGGACCACGGGAGCCGCAGGTGCTTCCGGCGCACCCGGAGCTTCCGGCGCCAGCGTGAAGCCGTCGGCGATGAGCCTGTCGCGCTTATCAGGGTCGCTGGTGAGCTTCACCACGTTTTCGCGAATGAGTTTGTACATATGTCCTCCTTAGCCCTTCGGCTGAGCGTTGACCATCAGCGTGGAGAGCTTGTTCTTAGTGTACCACAGGTCGTGGAACTTGCGGTAATCTATCTTCCATGCGTCCTTTGCCTGGTTTACGTCCGGCGCGAAAATGCGCATCTTGTCGGTCTTGCTGACCGCGATTGGAGCCGTCTGCGCGCAGATTATCCAGTTTATCTGGGCTGCGCTGGTGTCCGGCTTGAAGCCGCCCTGGGTCTGCTCGCTGGTTGTACCGTCGTTGAAGATGTAAGCGGACTTCATTCTTGCGGAAGGAACTCTGCGCAGCGGTATCTCGTCCAGGGTCTTTACCTTGAAGTTCATGCTGCCCTGTTTGAAGTCCGCCACAGAAATGAACTTGCTGACATCGCTGACGGTGTCGAGAATAGCCGCTGCCTTTCCGCTGAGGGAAATCACAAGCCCGACGTCCTCGCCTATCTCGTCCTGAATAGCCGCGATGTCCGCGCGCAGCGCGTCGAGCATGGTAGCCTTTGCGGGGGTGTAATCCGTGCTGAGTCTGTTTCCTGCCTTAGCGATGGCGTACAGCTTGGAATAACGATACGCGTCGATCTCGGGAATGACCTGAGTGCGCTGGAATTCGCCCATAACAGCGGTCGCGTTCGCGAGGAAGCCACTCTCGTCCACCTCCATGGCGTCAAGGCTGAACGTGCGTCCTCTGTCCTGGGTCATGGTGAGGGTCTCGTATGTAAGGTTCACGGAGCCCTGCACGAAGCCGTTGTCGCGGTCGTAATCACCCAGACCGCTGGTGGAAATGCTGGGTACCTTTATCTCCTTGCCGCCGGTGTACTTCACCTGTCCGGCGTTTGCTTCCATCCAGCCGGAAGTGGAGAGCGCGGTTATCTGCTCGTCAAGCTTCTGCTGGAACAGCGCCGCGTACTGAATAGTGTTGATTGCCATATATCCTCCTTATAATCCGAGCAGCCCGTTTATCATTGCGATATCGCTGCTCTGTTCGTTCCCGGAGTTGTTCGCGGCAGGAACCACGCCGTCTATCTTCGGGATCTTTGTTTCCTTTGTGGGGAACGCCCACGCCTTGTCCTTTTTCAGCGCGGATATCTGCTCATCGGCGCCGATGAGGTTGTCGCCGTCCAGATGTATCTTGCTCATGTCAAGCAGCGCCCGGACTGCGCGGGTGTCTACTGCGCCCTCGCTCATCAGCTTGCTTTCGATGGCATGGTCGAGAAGCGCCTGCTGGTACTTCTGCTCTGCCTGCTCGTTCGCAGCCCGCAGGCGTGATATCTCCGCCTGGAGTTCCTCGGGCTTCGCTTCACTGAGCTTCGCAAGCTGGTCTGCGAGGGTCTTGTTCCTGGTCTCCAGCGCGGAGTACTTCTCCTTATCGACGTAGCGCCCGCCCGCAAGGTTCGCGAGTTTTACGTCCTTGCTTGCGTCAAGGGCTGCCGAAAGCTCGTCGAGGGTCATGCTTCTGTCGCCGAAGATCGCTTTGAGAAATGCTGTGTCTGCCATAGTTACCTCCTGGTTTTATAAACGCGGGTCTGCCGCAGGTAGAGCCGATTTAAACGCCTGGCTCACGGGCGTGATCGGTGGCGGCGGTGGGATTTGCACCCACGGGAGCGGAATCCGATTCTTTTGTTACACCGCCATAAAAAAAGCGCCCCGAAGAGCGCTTGGTTATTGGAATGAAAAAGCACCCTGTTTGGTGCAGGGTGCATATGTGCTAAAAGAAAACCGCCCCGATTTCCCGAGGCGGTTAAGATAGTGGTCATCTGGCAGGCGTCCAATTCTCCTGCATCTCTCGGGGTGCCCCCCTGTCAAGCCATCGGCGTGTGGACGTGGACGTATTCTTCCACCTCAGATAACCTACTAATATCTTAATTATATTATAGCACATTTATTCACGTTTGTAAAGGACTTTTTTATTCCTTATCAACCTATTCCATTCCTTTTCATCTATTTTCATAAATGTAATAATGGAATTTTTGATTGCCGGGTTATCCGCTGGGGTAACAAGTCGCAATACTGTTTTGAAAGTTTCCGCACCATCACTGAATTTTTTAAGTATAAGTGCAGTATGTGGTTTGTTTGCTTCAATAATATAATCGGGCTCTTCAACTATTTCACGCATATATCCACAATATCTTTCAAAATCATTGGGGTGTCTGTCTTTGATGTGCAGAATACGCTCATCTGTAATAATAACCTCGTCTGTCTGAATATCCTCAGTCACGCACTTGTATATGTCAGTATTTATCTTGCCTATGTAATGCACATCGTTTACCGCCGTTTCACTTTCATTGGATTTTATTATACTACTCTCACTGCGTGTTGTCAAGAGCTGTCCTGCGCTGTTCCGCGCACCTCCCGGCATCACCGGAACCGGCTGACCGCGCGGCACGGCGGTTTCTGTGCCCTCTCGGTGCTCGAGTTTTTCCGGCGCCCGTCCTCCGACGTACTTCTGATACCACTGCTCGTAATCCAGCTCCCCGGACTTTACGTCTTCGAGGTCGTCGTCCGGGTCAACGGCTATCGTGGTGCACCTGCAGTTCGGGTGCAGCGGCGGGAAGTTCACCCCGGGCTGCTTATCAGAAAGCTTGAACCGCCGCCCGTCCAGACCTCCGCAGATGTCGCAGGTTCGTTCCCCGAAGCTTGCCATGTATTCGTATTCCTCGAAGCCGCACGCCTTGTATGCGTCCAGCTCCGCAGTGTTGTGTATGTGACTGCTCTCCGTCCGGATAAGCCGCAGGGCGTTGGAACGGCTGGCGTTCATGCGCTCCGCGAGCCGTTTGGACATATCCTGCACGCTTTCCCCGCGGATAAGCCCGGTAGTCAGCGTTTCCCGCAGCTGGTTCAGCAGCTCGAATTTGTGCTTCCACAGCCTGTCCGAGAAATTCGCTCCGCTCCAGGGATAAGTCAGCGCGTTTTCAACGACCTTTGAATTCACCGTCGCAAACGCCGAACTGTACCCGTAGCGGCTCTGGATATCGTATATCGCCTGGTAATAGCCGTCCGTGTAGTTCTCGCCCAGAAGCTGCCGGAACTGCTCGTTAGCCCTGGCGTACAGCTTTGAAAGCTCCGTGTCTATGCTGCCGTTAAGGCTCTCCAGCCGCGTTATCCGCGAACCGTAAGCCCGCGCGTCGTACTCCCGCATGAGACGCTCCCGGACTGCCGGGTCTTTCTCCCGGCGTATCTCCTCTATGTAGCCCTCGACCGAAGTGCGCCACTCCAGCGCTTCCTCGCGGTTCAGGAATTTCACGGCGTCCGCGTAGTCCATGCCGTTTTCCGTCGCGAAACGGTTGTAGAAATCGTTTATTTCCCTGCGGATATTCGCAGCGGTGTCACGGTAGGCGTTCACAAGCCCGTTTGTGGCTTCAAGGCAGTTGCTGTACGCTCTTGCTTCCCGTATTTCCGAACGCTTCCTCCAGTACTCTCCGTTGTTCATTCAGCCCTCCGAATGCGTCCATGCTGTCAGTGCCGTTCTCCTCGTCAAGCCGCTTCTGCTCTTCCTCCGGGTCCTTTGTCCAGGGGTGATTTTCGAGTATCGTACGACGGCTGATTATTCCCTCGGAATTGCGGCAGTTCGTGATCACCTCGCTCTCATTCACCGGCATGTCAGTGTTGAACACCACGTCCAGCTTCTCAGGAGAGAAATCACCCTTTCCGGTGAGCGAGAAATACACGTCGATGAACCGCTTCATGCGCTGGAACGCCGCGAGCAGCGAAGCACCGAGCCCCGCGCAGTCGTTATCCAGCCCCATGTAGCGGAAGTACAGCGCCGTGCCGGAAGCATTCCCGAGGTCGGGGTCCTTGGTGTCAACGCCGTCCGCGAGGTCGTATATATCCCTGCGGTTCTTGTCGATGAACGCGAGGACTTCCGAAACGTTGACCTGCGGCTGAATGGTATCGACGCCGCCGTCGCTGTCCACCTTTATCGCGAGGGTCTTGCGCAGCTCGTCTACGAATTCCGCGAGGTCAGTTCCACCGTAATTTTTCAGCACGAAGATGAATTTCGCGATGTCCTGCAGCGCGTCGTTAGCAATGGAAGTCTGCCAGTTCACGCTGTCCACAAGCTCACCGATGAAGTACGCGAGCGGCAGTTCCTCTTCGTTGTATTTCAGCCAGATGAGCGGCACATCCGCCCAGTTGAACGGCTTCCCGTTGATGTGGAAGTGCGGGGTAAACCCGCTGCCGACCTGCTTGTAAAAGCTGTCCCGGCTCTGGAAGTACTGCACGCCGTCACGGCTCCAGTATTCCGCATGGTGCATGATTATCTTGGTCGTGCCCTGGTACTCGATACGGTCGTAGAAACGGATAAAACCGTCAAGGCGGCTGTTTTCGGTGTCCGTCCAGAGCGGTATCAGCTCGTCGGAGGGCACACGCATGAACCGCAGCCGGTCATCCTCGAAATACGGTATCAGATACGATATCCCGGACTTCACTGCGCCTTTCGTGAACGACTTCACCTTTGCCCGCAGTTCATCGTCAAAGAAGCCTGCAAGCGCCTGGGAATACGCCGTGCTTTCCCCGGAAACGGTGAACGGCTTGGAAAGCAGGTAGTTTGCTTTCTGGTTCACCAGCTTACGCACCAGCGCGTGCTCTATCTTCGTGTTGGAACGCCTGGGAATGTCGTTCTGCTTTTCCTGTACAGCGCTGCGGTTGCGGTAATACTGCTCTGCCCGCTGTATCAGCGCACACTTGTCGGAAGCCCTGAACTCCGCTATTTCATTGGAGATTATCTGCTCCCAGGTCATTGCGCCGGAGCGCTCCAGCTGCGCCAGCGTGATGGCTGTTTCTGTATATGTCAAGCTGTTCACCTCTATTTCAGAATTGAAAGACCGCCGCCTCTGAGCGACTCCAGCGCGTACCGCATGGCGTCCATGAGGTGGTTGAAATCGTCGATGGGCTTGTTTATCGTGCGTCCGAACTTATCCTTTGCCCAGGTGTAGTTATAGATCTCCACAAGGAAGTTCTTGCAGCGTGGGTGAACGATCAGCTCGTAATCCTGTATGCGGTCGATACCGTTAAGGATAGAGTCCTTGCCTTTCTGAGCGGCGCGGACTCTCCGCAGACCCAGCGTGCGCAGGCGGTCGATGGACTTAGGCTCCGCGCTGTCGGCGGTAATGACTTCCTTTGCGCAGCCCATCTCTGTTATGCGCTCTGCAATGCGCTCGTTGCTCATTCCGCGCTCGTACATCTCGTCGAACACCCATATTTTCTTTGACTTCTCATCGACCATGCCAGCCCAGAACGCCGTCGGGTCGTTGGTGTAGCCGAAGTCCAGACCGAAGAAGCTGCGCGCCGTGCCCGGCAGGTCAGAAAGCTCGAATTCAGCTTCACGGAAATTCTCATATACCAGACCGTCCACCATGCCCCAGTTGCCCAGCCCTGCGACCTGGTAGCGCCGGGGATTATCGCGCTTCATGCGCTCGAAAACGCGCAGGTCTGCGTCGTCCAGAAACTCGTTACAGAGGTAGTTCGTGGTTTTTGCGAGAATATCAGCGTCCGGCTTGTCGAAGAAGCGTTTCTTGAGCCAGTGGTGTTCGTTCCAGGGGTTGAACGTCAGCGTTATCTGCTTGAACAGCCCGTCCGGCACCTGTCCGCGGATACTCTCGTCGAGGGTGTCGAAGCTCTCCTCACTGTCGATTTCGTATGCTTCTTCTATCCACAGCCAGCAGAGGACGCCGACGTCAACGGTGATCGAGGTGACTTTCAGCGGGTCGTCCAGACCCCGGAAGTATATTTTCTGCCCGGTCGGGAGGTAGGTCATTTCAAGCGGGCTGAGGTTTATCTGCCAGTACTGCTGGACGCCGAGCCTTGCTATAGCCCATTTCAGCTCCGTGAAGCAGGAATTACGCAGCGTGTTGTAAGTCGCGCGGACTACCAGCAGGTTTGCCGCGGGGTACTTCATGAGATTTACGATGAACCACAGCGCGGAAGTCTTGCTCTTCTTGCTCGCACGGGAGCCTTTGCACACGCGGTACCTCCCCCGGAACCGCCAGAATTCGCCGTAACCGCCGCCGACAAGCTCCGGGAGGTATATCCGCTTAGTCTGCAATTTTATCATCGCCTGCAATCACCACCGGGATATTGCCCTCGACGTTCAGCTTGTCCGTAAACAGCCCGAACCGCTTGCCGAGAAGCTCGGCGGCTTTGAGCTGATTAGCCTGATTACGCACATTGTATGCTTCCATTTCGCCAAGTGCGTTTGCAGCCATTTTTTCCTCTTTTTCCTCGCCGCGCATGACTGCCGTAAGGTATTCAAGAATTTCCCGAATATCAGCGGTGCGCTCGCTGCGGAGCTGTTCAAGGCGCTCGTCCAGATAGGCGCGGACGTTAACATTGGATAACATTCTGCTCGCCGCAGCCTTTGCAACCTCATCGGACTTTACGGACGGATAAGCCGTCTTGTAGGCTCGCGTGCCGTTCAGATCTATCAGGTATTCATCGCAGAAGCGCTTCTGTTTTTCGGTCAACCTCAACGCTCCTTTCAGAATTTACAGAATAAATTACGCAAATAAAAATCATAGAGCAGTTCGTCTTTTTCAAAGCTGAACTGCTCCACACGGGGATTTTCGTTTAATTTTGAGCTGGTTTCGAGAACAAACTTTCCGCAGTCGGTATCGAAAATGAGAACTTTACTATGATTGAGTGAATCGCCGTACTCCCACTTTTTTTCTGAAAGTACCTTTTCAAAAAGCTCTGTATAACCATTCTTGTAATCCATGAGCCGTTTCTGAAAAAGAAAATACACGTAGTCTATGCGACCTTTGTCGGAAAGAGTTTTAAGTGCAAGAATTTCTTTCTTGCCGATAGCAAAAGTAGACACATGCAATGACTTTACCCGAGTTTTCAGGCAAACAGCTGATATAAAGCAAATCGTCGAAAAACTTCCATCAGATATGAATTTGAAGCATTCGGTATCAGTTGGGAGCCTAGATAGTTCTCTATTGAGCCGTGCTATTCCGCCGCCGATTGAAAACCTTTTCGCTTTCTTTTTCAGAACTAGCATGATGTCCCTCCTTTCGGGCATAGAAAAAGCGCCCGGGCATATACCTGAGCGCTTTTCAGTATTTCATGATACTAGTATAGCACGTTTTTTGAAAAAATGGTTACCCTTTTTTCAGCCGGGCAAGATTCCAGAAGAATTTCATGCGATACTCATAGAACTGCCGCCGACCGCACGGAACATTCCCGAGATACTCGAACGGAAGCCCCTCTGTGACTGCTTTCTTGATGTACTTCCGCATAGGCTCAGCGGCGGTCTGTTCAAGCGCCTGGTCAATCTTTTCGATATCCTCGCGCAGCCGCATCGCCTTGTCGGAACGCTCCTGCACCGGGTCGCTGATATGGTTACCCTTAGCGGCACCGGTGCTGTCGTAGTTCACGGCTGATATTCCGTAGCAGTCCGCTATTTCCCGGCAGATGTCGTTGTACTGACGGCACAGCCATTTCAGTTCGTTGTAAACGTTCCGATCTATTCGGTAGCGGTCGTAGGCTTTAGTGTTCATTGGTATCAGCCCTCCTGTTCCATTTGTTAGCAGCTTCCTGCATAGTTTCACTTGCGCTCTGCTGTCTGATTTCGTTAGTATCACCTCCGAAAATAACAACCATCGACGGAAAAGGCGCAGAATTCTTTGAACCACCAAATTTTACCCGTCCGCGCAAGAACCTGATCGTTGCTTTTCCGTAGACGAAATCATGAAACCATCTTGTGTCCGTGCGAGCAGGCAGCAACATAACTACCGTGGTTCCATCAAGAGAACTTTTGTATGCTTTTTCTACCCATCTTCCTACGGTTTTCCCGTAAGGAGGATTGCACCAAACTGTACCGTTCCACTCTTTGCTTAGCCCGTCGTCCGCCGGCGCGAAAAACAGCGGACACTTAGCATTAATCGGCAAAGCTGCTGCGTCAAGAGTAAAATGGAATTCGCTGTTTAACTGGTCGAAAAGTGCTTGAGGGGTTTCCCATTCATCGGATTTGCTTGAAAACATCACGCTGTCCATCTATGTATCACCTCCGTCCATCTTAGCGCCACAGTTCGGGCAGAACTTAGTCATTTCGCGCCCGGGCGGTTCTGCCTTGCAGTTCAGGCAATAAGGATAATAGCCGTCACAGCATATCTCCCATTTACTATGCACCACCGGAGCAACATCTGCGGCAGGAAAATTGCTGATTTTATACAGCGCGAAATCACTAGCGACACCGCTTGATTTCAAGCTCTGCAAGAGCGCTGATCTTTCTATGTATTCACTCATCACTGCATACCTCCACATAGCACCACGACTGCGGCGGATTTGATATCTCGCAATCTTCCCATTCACAATAAGCTGGTTCTTCCAAGCTACTTGTGCAATAATACTTACAATGCTCGCAATTGTGCGAGCACGGCTTTTCAAAAAGGCTCAATTCTTTCGGCTTTTCGTAAATTTTCAGATTGGAGATATGCCAACCCCAAAACGTCTTGCAGAATCCCTCGCCGATGTACGCCTTAACATCATCGAACGTCATGCAGCACGAACGGCAGAAATCACAATCATTGGGATTGTCTGCTTCGTTTGAGGTAAGCACTTTGAAATCTCTGCGGTCGTCGTCATCGGGGAAATCGGCATCGCGAAATATTTCTCTGATGTCCTGGTAAAAGTCATCAGTTTTGCAAAACTCGGCTTCGTACTCGGAAATACTGTCGCAGGTGAATTCACCGATGACTTTTTGTTCGTTGCCGTTTGAATACGGCGATAATGTTTTAATGAATACCGGCTTTCCGTGATAGATTGTGCCGTAATCATTATCGCCGTCTTTCATTACATACATCAACAGGTCTTTGCTCTTAGACTGATATATGTAACATTTAAACGGCGTATCGATTTTCGGTCTGGTTTTGCGCACCTCGACCGTTTTCTTACCGTTCGCGATAAGAGCACACCATTTCGGTTGCACGCTAAGCAGCACTGCTTTTTTACTCATCACCGCTCACCTCCAGTAGTTCCGGGTTGTCGTAGATGTTGCCGATAACCTCAATCTGTTTAAGGTCCTGGTAATGTCCGAACGGCAATGTTTCGCAAGCTGCATACACCAGTCCGAAATAAGCTGTGCCGTTCCTTTGCTCAAATACCACACGATGTATTGTATCGCCATATCTGACGATATCCCCCTCGAAAACCTTCACGCCGTTCTTGTCCGTTAGCCCGGTGAACTGACCGACGGTCGAGGAGTCAACTTTGTAATCCTGCCCATACATACCGGTCTCTATCTTGGTCTGCCAATCGTTGATGTAATAGCACCCGTCAGCTATGGGCTCACAGTCACAATCATACCGGATATTGCCCCTGTGCTGATTAAGATAGCCATAAATCCACTCGCCGCGCATTATTGATTTCCCGCGGAAAAGTATCTCACGCATTTTTCTCCACCTCCACCTCGTCCAGCGCGGCGATTATCACGCTGGGCGTATTTACGTCCGTCAGTTCCAGTGAGTACGTCCAGGCGCCTTTCGCGAACCGCGAAACGACCCCAGATATCCTGCACCGGGACGTTATCCCCATGTGCGTATGCAGGACTACCGCGCCCTGTTCCGCTGCCTTTGTTACCTCTTCGAGCTTCATAACAGCACCTCGATTCTGATGAATATTCCGGGTACCTGCGCCCAGAATTTCTCACACAGCTCCGAAGCGACAAGCGCGTCGTCTTTCCAGAAGCCGACCGCCGTCATGCAGTCCTTGAGGAGCTTCTGGAGGTTGTCGGTGTCGGGCTTTGTCGTTCTCCATTCGCCGTCAGCGTGACCCTCTCCCGGAAAGCACCACGCCGTTATTAACCGAACCCCGCAGGTGTACGGCTTCTCCGGCTTATGCTGTGCCAGGTGCGCCGTGAGCTTTGCGCGGGCTTCCTTGAGTTCCGGAGGGTCGTAGAACACCGGCTTACCGTTCCTGATAGTTACCTTGTGTTCCTGCGCCGTTACCGTCGGCGGTATCATCGGCAGAAAAAACTGCAAGTTCCCTGCTTCCTCCATAGGGCACGCGTAGGATCTGTCGCAGGAGGGCATTGTACACCCCTCGCGCTCCTCGTCATATGCGTCGCAGTTGTAGCACTTGTTTGCCATATTATTACATTTCCTTTCTGAGAAATTTTGCTTTGTCAGGACAGGGGAAGTAGTCGTCGTGCGTAAGCTGTCGCACGACTACTTCCCCCCTGACCGGAGGGAAAGGGAAAAACCTATATACGTAGTATATAGATTTTCCTTTCCTCGGAAAAACTCGGTTTTTACCGACTTTTTCCCTCCGAAATGACGTCGGGAAAATCTCGAAATTTTCCCTCGCAGGGAAAGGGAAATTCTCCGACTTTTTCCCTTTGAGGGAAAGGAAATCATTTCGACTTTTTCCCTGCCTTGCCGTCCTCTACATAGAAGCCGCCGTGTTCTTTCAGACGTGTGCGGACTGTCTTTTCAGTCACACCCATGTACTCTGCAAGCTCGGATATTCCGACTTCCTTGCCGTCCATACAGCAGAAATTGAACGCGCTTTCAATGGACTCCTTACGCTCGTCCTTGCGCTCCTTGTCGGACTTTTTCTTGCTGAAATTCCGCTGCCAGGGCTGCGCCGGGACGTCAAGCTGAATATCTTTCAGCACCCCCGACATGTCTATCCTATGTATCGGATAATCGAACCACACATTCACCGGCGGGAACTTCGGGAACTCTCGCAGCGTGCCCTCGATACGCCACGCGGAACGGCTTTCAGCCAGCTTCTCCGCCGCCGATATACTTTCCTCCGCCTGCCGCAGGGAATCCCCCGCAAGCGCGTTTCTGACGTGCTCCCGCATTGCCTTAGCCGTAACCATGTCGTCCTGTGAAATGTCGCCTGCCTTGCCGCTGCGGACGAGCAGGTCATAGCAGATATTGCACACCGCCTTGTTCTGCTCCTCTCTGACGAGCGCCTCCGGAAGCCCCAGCTCGATGAGGTCGAGAAGCGCGTCCGGGTCGCGGGCGAACACGCCGGAACCGGAAGCTCTGTCCATGCTGCGCTTCGCTCCCTGCGCTCCCTTTGAGTGATGGTGGCAGTATATCACCGCGCAGCCAAGCTCCGTGCACACTTTGTCGAACTGGTTGCAGAAGTGCGCCATTTGGTCTGCGGAATTCTCGTCGCCGGTTATGACTTTATATATCGGGTCGAGGATTATCGCGAGGTAATCTCGCTTTGCGGCGCGGCGTATAAGCTTCGGCGCCAGCTTGTCCATCGGCACCGACTTACCGCGCAGGTTCCAGATGTCGATGTTCCGGAGGTTCTCCGGCTGCCAGCCGAGCGCGTTGTAGATGTCAGCAAATCTGTGCTCGCAGGACGCCTTGTCAAGCTCCAGATTGACGTACAGAACACGTCCCTGGGCGACTTTCCAGCCGAGCCACTCCCGCCCCTCCGCGATAGCCGCGCACAGCTCTATCAGCGCAAACGACTTGCCCGCCTTCGAGGGACCCGCGATGAGCATTTTGTGCCCCTGCCGGAGAACTCCCCCGATAAGCGGCGGCGCAAGCTCCGGCATGTCGTTCCAGAAATCCGCCGCGTTCTCGAAGCCCGGGAGGTCGTCGTTCACGCCCTCTATCCATTCCCGCCAGTCGTTCCAGTTAGCCTTGCCGATATTCGTATCAACGATGAACTGCCGGTTGTTCCCGCGCTGCACGCCCGGAATTCTCGACAGCCGCGACGGATTGCGGTTCTGCGTGTCGGGCTGTAAGCCGTTCTTCTGGCATATCTGATAGAGGAAGTCCACGCGCCTGCGGTACTCCTCGTAATTATCCGCGTCGATGTGTACTATCGCGTGCAGGCTCTTCTTGCCGCTGTAGACCAACACCGCGACGGGAAGCTCCAGCTCGCGGATAATAGCGTTCTGCTGTTCGACGTCGACGTTGTCGCTCTCCACCAGCGCGTAGCGGAATTCGGACACGTTCTCGTTCTTTATCCCCTTGCCGTCCAGCGGGTTGAAGCGTATCCACGCCCCGGCTTTCGGGTTGTAGTCCCCGAGGACAGCGCCGACGTCGCCGTACCTTTTCAGCAGCTCGACCAGCTGCCCTGCGGTGCGGTCGTAGGCGCCCTTGTTCGCCGGGACGTACCGGTTGTCCTTTTCGTAGCTCTGCATGACGTAGCCGACTTTCTCTTCCGGCTCGAACAGCGCTTCGAGGTAGCGTATGATTTCCTGCGCGGGGTCCCAGTCCGCGGGGGGGATTATCTCGCGGCCCTCTACCCAGTTCGTGTTGACGACGACGTGCTCCTCCGGCGTTTCAAAGGCTTCGCGGGATATCTCGTCGTCCCAGTCCAGGGCGCGGCTTTCTGCGACGGGCATTCCGCGTTCCTTTGCCAGATGGACTATCGTCGCGCCGGTGACGGGGTTTGAAGCGCCGTTGAAGCTCTCCCACTTCTTTGCGCACTCGCCGGAATGATAGCGGCTGTCAGGGCGGCTCCAGCTGTCCCAGACGTCGCAGGGGTACCCCTCCTGCTTCAGCGCCATGCCGACGTTCACCCAGGTCTGATAGTCCAGGTCGGCGGGGGATATGTATTTTAAACATTCTGATAAATTTATAATAAACACACCTTTCTTTCAAATTCGGAATTATGAATGCGGAATTCGGAATTTTGGTGCCGCTGTCGCGGCAGTATTCCGATTGTATCGAATTTAAATCCGTCCGCGAAGCGGACACAATAATTCCGAATTCCGAATTACGAATTCCGCATTATTCTGGCGCGTATTCCGCGGGAATTACGCCCCTCGGTACGCGCCACCCATTTGCGGCTATTCTCGTTATCATGTTGCTAGCCTGCTGGAACGTCCATTCCCCGACGTGCAGGAAGCCTTTGTTCTCCAGCAGGCGTATCTGCTTCGGGGTGGAAAGCCCCTCCATGCGGCGTTTGTTCAGGCGGTCGAGGAGCATTGCCGCCTTGCCCGCGTTCTCTATCTCGTTCGGGTAAATGCCGTACTTCTCCAGCGCGTCAAGCTGCTTCTGCGACGGCGGGGACATCTCCCAGCCGAACGACGGAACGTACCCGGACAGGTCCTGCGCCTGTATCGACATCTCGAACTGCAGAGGGTCCACCAGGGCGCGCTTGCGCTTACGCATTTCGCTGAGCTGCTTCGCGAGGGCTTCCTCGCGCTGGGCTACTACGTCGGTTTCCGCTCTTTCTTCGGCTTCGGTGATGTCCAGCGGACAGCCCGCCGCCGCGAGGTTCTCGGTCATTTTCTGCGCTACCTCGTCGCTCTCGCAGATGAGGTGCGCAGGTCTGCACAGCTCGTGCCGCTGGGTATGCCAGAGGAAGTCCAGTAACAGCAGGTCTTTCTTGCCGGGGCTGAGCCGCGTTCCCCTGCCCACCATCTGGCAGTAAAGTCCGCGCACCTTTGTCGGGCGGAGGACTATCACGCAGTCCACGGAGGGACAGTCCCAGCCCTCGGTGAGGAGCATTGAATTACAGAGCACGTTGTACTTCCCGGCTTCGAAATCCCGGAGTATCTCCGCGCGGTCGTCGGAATTTCCGTTGACCTCTGCCGCGTGAAATCCGCGCTCGTTAAGAATGTCCCGGAACTTCTGCGAAGTCTTTACCAGCGGCAGGAACACCACGGTCCTGCGGTCCGAGCAGTTGCGGAGCATTTCGTCGGCTATCTGATAGAGATACGGCTCGAGGGCGGTGTCGAGGTCTGCGGCGCGGAAGTCCCCCGCCTGGACGGAAACGCCGGTGAGGTCGAGGTTCAGCGGAATTGTGAGCGCCTTTATCGGGCAGAGGTAGCCCTCCCGGATAGCCCGGGGCAGCGTGTATTCATACGCCAGGCTGTCGAACACCTGACCGAGGTTCTTCATGTCGCCGCGGTCGGGTGTCGCAGTAACTCCGAGGACTTTCGCGCCGCTGAAGTGCTGTAATATCCGCTGATAGCTGTCGGAAACGGCATGGTGCGCCTCGTCTATTATGATAGTATCGAAATAGTCCGGCAGGAACCGCGCGAGCCTGCTCTCCCGCATGAGGGTCTGCACGCTGCCGACAGTTATCCTCCAGAACGAGCCGAGGGAGGTCTCCTCGGCTTTCTCGACGGCGCAGTTGAGGTTGCAGGCTTTATGTATCTTGTCCGCCGCCTGCTCCAGGAGTTCCCCGCGGTGCGCCAGAATGAGCACGCGCTCGCCATGCTTCACGCAGTCCTCGGATATCTTCGCGAAAACTATCGTCTTGCCACACCCCGTCGGGAGCACCAGTAAAGTGCGCTGTACGCCCTGCTCCCACTGACCCAGCACGGCGGCTTTCGCTTCGTTCTGATAGGGTCGGAGGGCTATCGGCGCGTGTCTGACCGCAGGTTCGGCGGGGGCGGGCTCAATTAATGTGAGCTGATTTTCCATGCGCTATCACCACTTTCCGGGGGTGAATACGCCTGTGGGCTGACCGGAAGCCGGCTGCTGATACTGCGTCGGCTGTGCGTACTGCTGAGGCGCGGGCTGATACTGCGGCTGTGCCTGGGGGGCGGGTGCAGATGGATTCTCAAACGGGTCGTAGAACTTCTTGATATCGTTGGACTGCATGTCCTCTCCGTTCTTGCCCTTCCAGCTGCGGACGGTAATCTTGCAGCGGCCGTGCGCGCCGGGGACGGCGTTCCAGTTCATGCGGAGCGGTTCGCCCTTGCGCTTTAAGCCGATACCCGTGAAGAACGCGGAGAGCAGTCCCTCGCAGCGGGTGTGCAGGAAAAGTCTGTGTTTGAGGGTCGCGGTGCTTCCGTCCGGGAGCGTTACCGCGAGGGTAACTATCGCCATGTTGCAGGGCGGGAGCTTCTCCGAACCGTCGTAACGTCCGCGCTCGAAGCCGGTCACGGTGAAGTCGTAGTCGCCCTCCGGGATTATCGTGAAGTCGCTTTCGCGGGATATCTCGTCGTCCCAGCCTAATTCTCTTTCGATGATTTCTGACATTGTGGTGTCCTCCTATTAAAATATTCCGGGAGTTCTTTTTTCCTCCCTTGACCGAGTTTATCATGTAAATAACTGCATTTTACTGCACTTAAAACGGGTATTTCTGTTCGTTGATGAAATCTACTATCTGCTTCCATGCTCCGACCAGAACGCCGCTGACGAAGTCCTCCGGGTAGGCGCTTATCGGCATATCCTCCGGGAAGTAACCTTTCGTTGCTACTGCATGGCGTATCTGCTGTTCTGTAATTCCCGAAGCCGCCATCAGGTCATAGAGTGCTTGCGGAACGCCCGGTGCGGGAGTACTCGGAGCGGGTGCTGTATCATTTGCAGGCGTTGAGATATCGTCCTGCGAAGCAGGACACCGAAATTCCGAATTAAGAATTCCGAATTCCGAATTTGAAAAGATCTGCGCTATCTGTGCGTACTCCATCGGAATCTCCTCCGGGAGCCCGTAGCGGTTCTTGGCGTCCCAGCAGGGGTGGTGCTGGGTGTACATCACGCGGCGGTTTCCCTGCGCCTTGTGCTTCTTGCCGTCCTTGTCCGTCTGGACTACGACGGTCTTGTAGTTGCAGAACAGCACGATGTCCGCCCACTCCTTGATGAGCGGGGATATCTTGTTAGTGGTCTTGCTGCCGAGCTTCATCTCCCAGCGGTCGTAGCTGCCCATTTCGTCGGGCTGCTCGAACTTCCGGAGCGCCGCGTGCGCGGTCAGAGTTACGTTTATCCCGGCGTTTATCACCTCGGTCAGCTTGTTCAGGAACTTCCCGAAGCTCTCCTTTTCGAACTCCCAGCCCTTGCCGTAGCCGAAATCCTCGATACCGGATTTGCCGTTCTTCGCGCAGAGGTCGGCTATACAGAGCTGCTCCGCCCAGTCCACGGTGTCAATGACGAGAGTGCCGCAGGGGCGCTTGTCCCGGACGAAATCCAGCTCCTGGAGGAGCATTTCCCAGCTTGACGGCGCGGGTAATCTCGCTACGTCGAGCTGCTTCGTGCTTCCCTCGGTGTCGATGAAAAGTGGGCTTGGGAACTGCGCCGCGAGGGTCGTTTTGCCGATACCCTCCGCGCCGTAAATCACCGTTTTAACGGCGGTGTGTACCTTGCCTGATGTTATGTTGAAGTCCATTAGAATTTACCTCTCTCCCATGTTGCTTTCTGCGGTGCAGATGTAATTGCGGGCTGTTCAGTCGGCTTCGCATAGCCGTCCTCGATGATGATACTGCATTCCCCACCGGTGCTGACGCGGGTCGCTATTACCTGCAAGCCTTCCTGCTCCAGCCATTTGCCGAACTCCGCGAGGGTCGCGGCGTCCATCTGCTCCAGCTTGTCCATGAGGACGAATCCGCACTGCGGGTTCAAGCGGCGTACTATCGCGGCGGACGCCCGGAGCTGCTCCGCGCCGCTCATGCAGTCCCACTTTGCGCCGTTGTAGGTGAGTTCGCCGTCCTCGACGGAAAGCCCCGGCAGCGGGAGGTCTGCGCCGTCCAGCAGGGCGGTTTTCTGCGCGCGGATATCCTCTATCTTCGCGGTGAGTTCGTTGTACTGCTCGCGGGTCTCCTGGGCTTCTGTGAGGGCACGGTCGCGCTCGCGCCTTGCCCGGACTTTCGCGTTGATAACGTCGATGTTGTGGATATTCTCTTCTATCTCCGCGGTGCTTTCGTCCGTGAGGTCGGCGGCGGACTTGCGCGCGGTTTCGGCAGCCTGCTGAGCCTTTGCGAGGACTTCCGCGGCGCGGTCGTAATCCTGCTGGGCGCGGAGCAGTTCCTGCTCGCATATATCGCGGTTCTGCCGCAGGCGCTGATTTTCGCCGTTGCGCGCGAGAATCTCCTGCTGGCTGCGGAGCAGCTCGGAAATGCTGACCTCCTCGGCGGGGGCTTCGGGGTAGTCCGGGAGCTCGTCGGCGTACTTCTGCTTCTGGTCGGCGACCTGCCCGACGGCGCGGCGCTGATTATAGGCGTTCTGCTCCTGCTGCTCCAGCGCGGCGAGCTTGTCCCCCACGCCGATTATGCGGAGGAGGGTCTGCGCCTTTTCCTTGCTGGTCGCCTGCATGAATTTCGGCAGGTCGAGGGCAAGCTGCCCGATGAACTCATTGAGGAGCTGCTGACCGCCCTTGCCGCCGTTCGGGTCGGTGATTTTCAGCGTTCCCCGGTCGCCCTTGCGCTCTACGATAAGCCCGTTCGAGAGGGTCACGCGCAGGTGCGGGGGAATTACCGAGCCGTCCCGCTGCGGCTGCGATGGCTTGAATTTGTCGCCGCCCAGCGCCCAGGCTATTCCGTCCAGCACGGAAGTCTTGCCCTGGCCGTTGTTCCCGCCGATGACTGTCAGACCGCTCTCCGACGGGGCGAGCTGGACTGCTTTTATGCGCTTGATGTTTTCGAGTTCCAGGTTGGTTATTTTTATCATGATTTATCCCTCCAAATGTAATCCAAAAATCCAGGGAGCATGGTCTGTTCGTATTCCTCGACCTCGTCCTCCCACTTAACGCCGATGTAATCGAGAACCTTTCCCCAGCCGACGGTGTACATCCAGAATTTCCACTCCTCGGGATTGGTTTTCCTGAGCCGGTCGAAGCGGTGCGGGCGTTTTTCCATCTGAATACCGAAGCCGCACATGGAACACCCTGTCCGCTGGGCTTTCGTGGTGTAGTACTCGCCCTTGGCGTTGCGCTCGATAGTTCCATAAATCTCTGGAACTGGGACGTTCAGCTCCAGCGCAAGCCGGAGTAGGTCCTGCCGGGAGAACGGCGCGAACGGAGCGCTCCGGACGGTAGTCGGGCTGATGTAATTACAGCCGTGGAGCATTAACGCTTTCTGTCTGCGACCGCCCTCACTCGCCATAAGTCCGAGGTACGGAAAGCTGTTGTGTTCTTTTGCCCAGTCGTCACAGGGCTTTTCTTTGAGGTAGTAGCAGCATTTCGCGGACACCTTGAAATCCGGGGTCTTGTAGTTAACGCCCTCGTTTTCGTTCTCGTAGCCGCCGAACAGTTCCAGCCAGCGCTTTGACAGCTTCATGCGGCTGTTCTTCTGCCAGCCGCCATACTCGCCAGTTTCCCCGGTAATGATGGCGTGACGAACAGTCTTATTGTCCTCGGACGGGTTCTGCAAAAGCTCGATTTTGGCGGCTATCTCCTTTGAAAGTATCGGGAAGCCGAACTCCTTAATAACCGCCGTCTTGCTCTTGATGGGCTTTACGGTCTCAATGCCGAGCTGTTTGTGTACCGCCTGTACCGATTTATCTTCGAGAATGCTCGCGGATATACCCGGGACATCCAGGTGGCAGAAATCCCGAATGAAGATGAACAGCGTAATGCTGTCCAGACCGCCGACTGAAACGTGAACATTCGCGTTCCGCACATCGCAAATCTCGTGGTAGTATTCGAGAACGCGCTGCTTAGCGGCTATCTTCTTTGCCTCGTAGGGCAGCGCCTGCTTCTGGAGGAACGCCGCGACGTTTTCCTTTGCGTGTATATCCTCCATCTGCTCATATACGTTTTTCACTTGACTTTTCCTTTCGCTCATGATATAATGAGCATGTGATACTTTGTTTTGCCGCTTTCGTGATTGCCGTCACTTAGCGGCTTTTTTCTGCTTCCAGCGCCATATCGTGGAGCGTGGAATTTTCAGGATTACCTGTATCTCCCCGGGAGTCATGCCGTTATCGAGCATTCGCAGGGCTTTCTGCTTGATTGCTTTGGTGTAACCATTTCTGCCGCTGCGGTCTTTTCTGCGCGGGATTCTCTCGATTGCGAGCCAGTTCTGGACGGTGGTATCGGCGCAGCCTATTTCTTTCGCCACAGCACTAAGGCTCATACCGCTCTGATACAGCATTATGGCGTGCGTGCGCTCTTTTGTGGTGTACACGGCTTGTCCTCCTTTCTTCGTAGTCATACGCGACCTTTGCCGCCATGATAGCCCCGCCGCTCAGAATTCCGCAGCTGAACACCAGCGCCCAGTATGTAGCGCCGTTAAGAATACCACTTTCCAGGGCGGCGATTGCCAGGAACATGCCCAGAAGACCGGAGACGAACGCGGCTGCGATTATTGGCTTGAGTATCTTCATGCCTGCACCTCACGTCAGCGCCAGAACGATATTCAGGATCATCATTATCCCGCTTATCCCGCGTTCAGTGGCAATATTTATGGGCGTGATACCGTCGGAATACATAATAGTGACAGTTCCCCGCTCCTGGCTGTACTCCAGGCTCACGATATCCGCGCCTGCTCTGGTGAGCTTCAGCGCCGGGAGCAGCGCGTCGCATATTGCCTGCTTGTCCTCAGTCATGACCTCACCCCCAGAGTTCTCAGCTTGTTCAGCCTGTATTCCAGCTTGGTGATGTCCAGTCCCCAGGCTTCGTAGGCTATCTCGGTGTTTACGCGGGTGGCGTCTCCGGGAAGCTTCCCGCGCTCGTTCATGAGTTCCCGCGCCTTACGCTTGAGCCTGCTCACGGTGTCGTTCGCGAGAGGTCCGAACAGCTCCCGGATATCCGGTGTGGAAAGTTCGCTGCGTTCGTAGTAGAGCCTTATCGCCGTTTCCAGCGATGTTATCTGCGGTATGCGTACCGTTACTTTTGATGTTGGCATTGTGTTCGCCTCCTTTTACTATTCCTCTTCACCACAGGTTTCACAAATAAAGCCGTTATTGAAATAATCCATAAATGAATCGTATTCTCCGGAAATGTCAGGAAAATGCTTCGCAATAGTGTTAAGGCTAAGCTGTATCGGTCTTCCGCATATACAGCACCTGGTGTATGTGTTGGTTTCGGTAATAGGGGTATCAACTCTAACACCGTTCCCAATGTCTGCTCTTACAAAAATATTCATTAATATTCCTCCCTGTTCACGCTGTCATGTATTTGTTGATAAAGTACGTCTGTCCCTTGCCAGTCACCTTTGTTGTGCGGTTTATTCTGACCGAGCCGTCCGGATTATTGACCGTGCTCTCCTTTACCTCGAACAGCCCCATCTCCATAGCGCGCTGTGTGGGCATATTGTGAGAATTGCCGCCCTTCATCAGATAGCCCTCCTGCCTTAACTGCTCAAACAGGCGTTTCTGTCCGGTCTGGACACCGTTCTGCTTGAGTATCTTCGCAAGGTCGCCTATCAGTATTGAGTTGTGCGCTGTTTCGACTGCCTGTGCGAAAAGCACCTTTGGCTTGTCCTGCTCGACCTTGGCTTCCAGTTCAACGCGCTTTGCCTTTTCTTCCTTGAGCTTTGTCGCAAGCTGTATCAGGAAGTCCGGAGAAGTCAGAGCCTGTTCCAGTGTGTCGTCCGTCATGTACGCGCCGTTTCTGCGTATCGTCGGGAGTACCTCGTCAAATACCCAGTGCTCGAACTGCTCCGCCGCCGGGAGCTTGCTGTGCGTTATCAGGCGGTAGACATCTCCCTCAGGAATAAACTTTGTGTTCTGCATTCCTCCAGCCGAAGGGGTCATTAAAACGGTGACCCCTTTGCAATGTGCCGTGATTGCATTTGCGGGGCTTACATACCCGAGCGCCTTTGCGATGTCCGAGCCGCAGAACAGCGCCGTGCCGTTCTCCTCGACCGTCCGTATCTCTCCGAACTGGTCGTTCTTGAAAATCTGTAAATCTGTCATGTGGTTTCCTCCTTAAATCTCTGCAAGTTCCATCTGCTCCCACGGAGTGGTTTCCACGAAATCCTCTATCACGGGAATTCCGAAGTGTGTGAGCAGGAGCTCGGTCTGCTTCGCAACCTTTCGCGGGTGGCTGTTCTGCCGCTCCATAACTATACGGACGTTTTTGATAAGGCTTGATACCTCTCCGGCAGATGTGGATTTTGCGGGGTAGTGCTGAACAGTGGTCTGAGCCTCAAGCTGTTCCTTCATCTTCTCGAACGCTGAAACATACGCCGCAGTAAACAGCACGCCTTTCTTTCCGGTGAGCTTGTTCGCTATCATGTCGCAGCCCTTCTTGGTGATGAGGTAGCAGGGGAGCTCCTTGTTCTGTTCGTTACGATAGGTTGCTTCCACGAAGAAATCGGACTGGGGAATTTTCCCCTCTCCTAAATATCCGATATAAGTACGGATTGATTTGAGGAGTTCGTTGTGCGGTCTTTCAATCTTCTCCGCAACCTCTCTGCTGTCGGCGTAGAATTCGCCGTCATAGTTTGTGAGCTGAAATTCTGTCATGTGATGTCCTCCTTAACATTGGTTTATATTTTCTAAACCTTTAGTGTAAAAAAATATGCCGAAACTTCATCTTTGCTCAAAGATAAAATCTCCATCGCCTTAGAAATTTCATCCTGAGTAAAGCTGCTTTTTGATTGCATTTTCGCTGTTATCGTGGCTTTTGATAAACCCATAAGCTGTGCAAATTTATATTGAGTTCCGCATTTTTCTATAATCTTCCCCCTTAATTTCCTATAGTCAAATATCATTTTACCCCTCCTTTGTTCAGGTTTTCTAAACTCATTATAACATCTTTTTTTCACCATGTCAAGCGTTTTTTTCAGAAAAACTAAACTTTTTTTAAAATTATCTTGATTTTTTAGGGTTTACAATGTATAATAATATTAAATAGTGAGGGGGTTAATAATATGGCAGAATTTAAGGAACGATTAAAAGAAGCTATGAAAGTAAGAAACATAGCCCAAAATGAGCTATGTGAAAAAACTGGTATTCCTAAATCGGCTATGAGCCAATATGTTTCTGGGGCATTTCAGCCAAAAAAATCAAGGGCGAACTCGCTTGCGGATGCTTTAAATATCAATGTGGCATGGCTAATGGGTTTTGATGTTCCAATGGAAAAAGCCAGAAATAATGGTGAACAAATATGTTATGATTTTGCTGGTTTAAATCAAATACTATCCGATTTTCCGACAACTAGCAAGAATGTAATAGATACGTTAGCAATAAATAAAGCAATTGACAAAACTATGCAAATTAATAATGCTATTCTTTCAACTCCGCGACTTTATTGCACTTGTACGTGTATTGACGATGCAATTGTAGGATTAAAATATCTTCTTGCTTACTATCATATAAACTTTGAAGAATGCAGCGATGATTCAATTGCTAATCTGATTGATAGTTCACTATTTAAAGACTTTATTAAAAATATATTTCAGAGAGAAGTTGAGAAAGATGATTAAATTTTTAATGCTGAAATTATCAAGCATGAACTTGTAATTTCAATAGCAAAAAATCCCCTGCCCACAAGGACAGGGGAACGCCATAGAAAGGAGAAAATCATGCCAGTAAACAAAACCGGCGTCAAGAAAAACGGTTTGCAGCAGTACCGCGTGCGAGTGAACTACACCGACGCAGCGGGCAAGGCTCACCAGATCGAGCGCGCCGCCTACGGTCTTGCAGAAGCGAACGCGCTGGAGCAGTCCCTGATAGCTGAATACAAGGACAAGAAGCAGACCGTTTCGCGCATGACCGTCCAGCAGCTCTACGACGAGTACGAAGTCTACCACAGCCACGAAACGCGCAAGACCTCCCACGACAGCGCGATGAAGAACCTGCGGCTCCGGGTAATGCCGACTATGGCAGATTACCGCCTGGACAGGCTCTCGCAGCCGGTCCTTGCGAAGTGGAAGAACGACATCGCCGCCGATGAAAAACTCTCCATAACGACGAAACAGAACGCATACGCGGCGTTCGTAGCTATGCTGAACTACGCCGTGAAAATGGAGTACCTGGTGCGGAACCCGCTGAGCGCCCTCGGTAACTTCAAGGCTCCCGACGCCATCGAGAAGCCCGCGGACAAGCTGCACTACTACACGTCGGAACAGTTCCGGGCGTACATCGCCGAAGCAAAGAAAAGCGCCCAGACCGCAACGGACTGGGCTTATTATGTATTCTTTTGTATTGCGTTCTATACCGGCGCCCGCAAAGGCGAGATAAACGCCCTGAAATGGTCGGACATTGACGGAAATATCCTGCATATCCGCCGGAGCATTTCGCAGAAGCTCAGGGGTGGCGATGTCGAGGGACCACCGAAGAATAAGTCCAGCTACCGTGACCTGCAAATCCCCGCGCCGCTGATGAAGATACTCGCCGAACACAAGCGCCGTCAGCAGGAAGCTTACAGACTGTTCAGCGAGGACTACCGCGTGTGCGGGGGCGAAGTTCCGTTGCGGGACACATCGATTGAGAACCACAACAAGGCATTTGCCAAAGCCGCAGGACTGCCGCACATACGCATTCACGACTTCCGGCACACGCACGCTTCCCTGCTTGTCAACGAGGGAATAAACATACAGGAGATCGCGCGCAGGCTCGGGCACTCCGACGTGCAGATGACCTGGAACACCTACAGCCACCTCTACCCCCGGGAGGAGGAACGCGCCGTCGCTATCCTCGATAAAATTGCTCCAGATTGAGCGCATTTAGCTTCCCCCGAAATCCCCGAAAAATCCCCGAATAACTCGGAAAAGAGGATTTTTGAGGTTGGAATGCAAGCTTTTTAAAAGTTCAACGTTTGGCTTTGCAATGCGGTTTTATAGGCGTTTGCCGGAAAAGTGAGAAATGTATTTGGAAGCTGAAATCGGTTCCCCCCATCTCCACCAGTCGGGTGCCCCGACACGCATTACGCGCGTTGGGGTACTTATTGTTTTATTGGTACCTGCCCGCGCTGGTTGTGCCATCAGAATTAACACAACCTCAGGTCGGGTGCCCCGACACGCATTACGCGCGTTGGGGTGCTTATTGTTTTATTGGTACCTGCCCGCGCTGGTTGTACCGTCAGAATTAACACAACCTCAGGTCGGGTGCCCCGACACGCATTACGCGAGTTGGGGCACTTATTGTTTTATTGG